ATCCATTTCGCATATAGCGTTATATCAGTAGTCACTTTGTTATTAGTGAAAGACCATTTTTCATCAAAAGTTTGTCCGTTATTTAAACTTGTGTACCATCCATCCAATGTATATCCAACTTTTGAAGTATTAGGTATAGCGATTGTATTGTCTTTTTGAACGTATTGTGGATTTACTTCTGAGCCTCCCATTGAATTAAATGTAACTTTGATACTTCCTACTGGAACAGAATTATCTCCCTCTATCCATTTTGCATAAACAGTCATATTGCTTGACAGAGGAGAGTCCAATAAGGAATTTGCGGTAAATGGATTTGAAAAAGTTTCGTTATCCCAATACCAACCTCCAAAGGTATAACCATCCTTTATTGGGTCATTTGGTAATGTAATTGATGATGTTCCATCTGTTTTTATAGAAGATACTTCAGATCCACCATTTGAGTCGAAATTTATAGTAAACTCGACGCTATTAGTACAGGCTGATAAGAATAAAACTGATATCAAACCAAGTACAAGCGAAAATAATCTCATTTTTTTATACATATTTCCCTCCGATGTAGAGCTCATTTCGAAATCATATTTTGTTCATTTTTGTTAATTATAACATTTTTGGACGAAAACATCATTTCAAATTTTACATACTATATTTTCTTAATAATAAATTAATACAAAAGGAAAGACCATTTTGTAATTATGCCAAATGGTACTTGTATGCGGAATATCACCATAACCTAGTGTCATCTCGGAAGCGTTCTATATCATAGTAACCCAAGTACTCTTTAGGCATTTATTTACTTAACCTATTCTTCTTCTGGCTCTATGCCAAAATAATCACACAAAACGAGATAGGTTGCATACCTTTTGGCACCCTTTTTTGATGAAGAGAGTGCTGTTTTTTGTATGGACCAGCTTCTAACATAACAAGTACATGACCACCAATACTCGCCATCATCATACACTTGTTCGTCAGGAATCTCGTATTGTGGTACGGAGCATCTCCCACTTTCAGCCAGTTCTTTAAGTGTGCTGACTGCATTTTCCTGTGTTAGATTTTCTTTTAACTCATCCATTCCATCTTCTACGTCTTGAAGTTGATCATCAATTTGAAGCATGAATTCCACAGAGTTTTGGAGCTCATCTGGATCCCAATCACTATCAATTGCGATTGCACCAAGTATAGCTTCAAAAAGATCCGCTTTTACTTTTTCTTGATTCCACACCTTATTATCAATATCACTTTGTCCCAAGTACATCATGGTCTTGAAACCTAGTTCTTCAATTCTTCTAGCAAGATTTGCATTGCTGACGATTTCCTTTTTCAGCTCAGTAAAGTCTTGCTCGTTTCGATGAGCTTTGATGCAGTACTCATCATTATCTTCTTCCTGATTATAATAATCCGTTTGAGATTTGAAAAATCCATATCTTTCAGCGATGACTTTGGTCACATAAAAATCCAAAACTCTATCGCCTAAGAACTCTAAAACCTCATTGTTTTCACCACCATTTTCAGCTGAATACGACTTTCTTGTGAAAGCTTGAAGCAACAAATCTGTGTTCTTAAAATAGTAACTACATTTTCTTTGAACATCATCGATGTGTTCTTTTAAATCCTTCATTTGATTTCCTCCTATTATTTGTCCGAGAAAATAAAAAAGAACTCCCGATAGAATAGGCGTACTCCTGCATAGGTACACTTATCCCTTTAATAGGTCTTATTAAATCAAAATAGTACTTGTAAGACTTTAAGCATATTAACTCCCGCTTCCCGAAAGAGTTAATATACAAATCGCGTTACTCAAATACTTTGAGGAAACTAATCCTTCCATCGCACCTATATTTTATCACTTGTTTAAGTTTTTGTCTATAAATTAATAAAAAAGAACCTTGAGTCAAGGCCCTAATTCTATAAGGTAATTTCAGTTCCACTAGTTAACTTGAAGGTTACCGTTTTGTCTCTATTTACAATTGCTTTTTCAACCATCAGCATCCATAAATCATTTGACCATTCAGGCAGGTAGTTATCTGCTTTTTTTATTTCTTCTAGATAAGCCTTCATTTTGATTTCTTGTGCTTGCATGTAGGCTCTTTTCTCTAGGGCTTTATCTAGGTCATTCTTTTCTGATTCATACTGTGCAGATAACTCATCATACCTTTTATTAAATTCAACTTGATCCTGAGCAGTTCTGGTGTTTTCTTTTATCATCTTATCAACTAATCCGCTGATAACTTCCATCTTGTTTTGAAGCTCGATAACCTTAGCATCTAGTTCTGAAGTATCTGATAATAACTTAATGACTTCATTAACATCTTCTATGATTCTTTGCTTTTGGCTCATCACTTGGTTATAGGCAATTACAAACTTTTCTTTAATCTTCTCTTCAGTTATTGCAGGTGTTTGGCACTTCACATGGTTCTTGATGTACTTGCAATTGCATTGATAAACGAATCTCGAATACTTACTTGTTGAATGCCACTTTTTTCTACCATAGAATCCACCGCAATCACCACAGATTAGTTTTGAACTGAATATGCTGTTTCCAGAATAAGCAGCACCGATCTGTTCTCTTCTCATTAACTCAGCTTTAACTATCTCCCATTCTTCTTTATCGATAATTGCAGGGTGACTGTTCTCTACATAATACTGAGGTAGGTGTCCTCGATTTTTTTCTACTTTATGTTCTAGGTAATCAGCTGTATAGGTCTTTTGAAGTAAGGCATCACCTTTATACTTTTCATTTCGTAGAATTGAGTTGATGGTGTTTTTGGTCCATTTGCAGGAATTTCCACTTGGTGTTGGTATTCCTTTTTCTTTTAGGTATTCAGCGATTCCAGAGCAGGTTTTTCCTTCCCTTAAGAATAGCTGGTATATTTTTCTTACTAGGATTGCTTCATTCTCAACAACCATAATCTTGCCGTTTTCTTTTGTGTAACCAAGCATATTACTATATGCCCAGCTCACTCGTCCTTCTTTCATTCCCCAGCGTTTACCCATTGTTACGTTTTGTGAAATGCTTCTGCTTTCTTCTTGTGCCATACTAGCCATAATCGTAAGCAAGAATTCAGTCTTTTCATCAAGCGACCATAGGTTTTCCTTTTCAAAATATACCTCGATTCCTTTGGTTTTAAGCTTCCGAGTATAAGAAATGGTGTCTAGCGTGTTTCTGGCAAAACGAGATATTGATTTGGTTATGATAAGGTCAATCTTTCCATCAAGTGCATCCTTAATCATCTCGTTGAAACCGTCTCTCCTTTTGGTGCTTGTTCCAGAAATACCATCATCGGCATAGACTTTTACATACTCCCATTCTGGTTTCTTTTGAATGAATTCAGTGTAATGTTTTACTTGAGTTTCGTAACTAGTTGCTTGCTCTTCATCATCTGTTGATACACGAGCATAAGCTGCAACCTTTCTTCTGCTAATTTGGTCTAGTGGTGAAAGTGTAACTGGATTAATGGTTGATGGAATAACTCTAACTTTTGCCATTAATGTTCCTCCTTTCTATGTTGATTTATAGCACGCATTCTTGCTTGTTCTCTCATCTCTGGAGTCCAGGATTCTCTCCTTGATCGGTCTTTCCAATAAACCTCTTGAGTATTTCCATCTTTTAAATGATAGACTAGTTTGTTTCCATTAAAGGTTTCTATGTAATCAATGCTGTTTTGAACTAACTCATCCGTTACCTCATTAATTCCAAGAACTTGCGATGTAACTTCATTCAATATTTCTTCTGGTATGGCCTTAGATGCACATTCGTTTTTGCCTTTCGTGGTATAGGTTGAACATGCCCAAATCTTACCTTTATTACGATTTTTTCTTTTATATTTAGCAATACAAATTCCGCATCGAATTAAGCTTGTATATCTATTTCTTGCAGGCTTGTGTCCTTTATTGTTAGACAACTCGCATCGTTGCTTTCTTAGTTCTTGAGCCATAAGGAAATCTTCAAGTGAAATAATAGGTTCATGATCATCTTCAATAACGTACATATCCTTTTCGCCTTTATTTCTTATTGTTTTCTTTGAAAGGTAGTCTTCTCTATAAGTCTTTTGAAGAACCAAGCTGCCAGTGTAGTTATAATTCACTATCATATTGAGAATGGTTGACTTGTTCCATGTACAATCTTTTAATGTTCTTATGCCTTCCTTGTTTAGAATGTTAGCAATCATCTGAACTCCACATCCATCTAGGTACATCTTGAATACTCTTCTTACGAGTTCTGCTTGTTCAGGTATGAGCACTAGTCTTCGATTAACTATCTTGTAGCCATACATATCTTTGCCACCCCAGAGAATACCTTTTTCATAATCCTTTTTAATTTTCCATTTCATGTTTTCTGAAACTGAGCGTGCTTCTTCCTGTGCAAATGAAGCTAAAAAGGTTAATACCATCTCACCTTCAGCACTCAAGGTATGCAAGTTCTGTTCTTCAAAGAATACATCGATTCCTAATGCTTTTAATTCTCTAACTGTCTTTAACATGGTGAATGTGTTTCGTGCAAATCTTGATATGGATTTAACAACAATCATATCGATTATGCCAGCCTTACAATCGCTTATAAGGCTTTGAAACTCTTCTCTTGTGTCCTTTGTTCCAGTCAATGCTTCATCGGCATAAACTCCAGCAAATTCCCAACCTTCGTGCTCTGATATCATCTTGTTGTAATAACTTACCTGAGCAGCTAGGGAATGAAGCATGGCATCTTTACCAGTTGAAACTCTAGCGTATGCGGCTACTCTAGTTTTCTTTTGTAACTTTGGTAACGCATCTATCTTGGTTATCCGTTTCTGATCCATTTTGGTCCTCCTTCTTTGGTAGTATATATATCACTCTAAAACGATTATTTATCAAGTCATTAGCCCGATAAAGACTATCTTTTTTGATACAATATTTGCTTGCCAAAACAGAATCGGCTTTTAGGAAATCAGCATCGTTTAATATTCCTTTATTCTTCATTGCAATAATGTGTACAAGCGATGAATAGTACTGTTCTATATTTTTTGTATTCATTGCTCATTACCTCTTTTCATCCTTGTTTTTGCAAAACAGGAGATGCTACAATAGATTCTTTTGCTGTTTCCATAAGCTACAAATTCAGAGTTGCAGCATGGACATTTGAAAGTATAAAATGCGTTTCTTTTTACGTCATCCTTATGAGAATTCCACCATGCCATTCTGCATTTATCAGAGCAAAACTGACGCTTCTTTTTTCCAGGCGTTTGCTTTACTCTTATGCCACAGTTCTTGCAGGTTCCATATAAATCAGGATCGTTGTATTTCGCTGTACATACACTTCTAACCGCACTAGGAGTAAGAGATAGTTCTTTTGCTATCGTCTTATATCCCATACCAGAGTTTCTTAATTCAAATATTTTATTTCTTATTTCTTTTTGCATACTATCTACCTCCTCATAAGTCAAATGGGAAGTCGAGACACTTTTGCCAAAAGAAAATAAAAAAAGCCTACCAGAATGAACTCCGATAGGCTGTTATGTCATATTATTCTATTTTTTAAGTTGTTTAATAACCTGATTAGTACCCGTTGCAGCTAGACCAGATGCACCGCCAAGAACAATGGCTAAAACAACATTTGGTGCTGCGATAATATCTGGGATAAAGTAATAGCAAATTACACCAGAAGTTACTCCCAATACGAGTCCAAT